ACAGCGTTATCACACTGATGCACTCCGTTATCGTGGAGTTGTTTACAAAGAGATTGACTGATCCGTAAAAGCGGACGTGAGGGGTGCAACGCCCCTCTTCAGTATTGGTTAGTGCCCTTACGAGGATACCACTAACCGTCTAGACGGTGGGACAGACCACAATATACAACTAAATATCTCTGACGTCAGAGAGGAATTATAAAACAAACCTCTCTTTAAAAATGGCTGATTCTGTTATTACTCCTATTGGCTCGCTTAATTCGAGCCCCAGTTCCATCGCCCTGTCCCAGGGTTATAACGATGGAAGTACTACTGGCAAATACGCAACATACCTGAAACTGTTTTCGGGTGAAATGATTAAAGCTTACGAGTCTGCTTGTATCGCTAAAGATACTGTGCAACGTCGTACGCTTCGCAATGGAAAGAGTCTTCAGTTCATCTATACTGGACGTATGGAGGCTAACTACCATGTTCCTGGAACTCCGATTCTGGGTAGTGGTGATCCCCCGGTGGCTGAAAAGACTATCCTGATGGATGACCTCCTGGTGTCTTCTGCCTTCCTGTATGATTTGGATGAGACCCTGGCTCACTATAGCCTGCGGTCTGAGATCTCTGCCAAGATCGGTCACGCTCTGGCTGAAGCTTATGACAAGAAGATCTTCCGTGTCATTGCTAAGTCTGCTCGCTCACCTCATCCCATCACTGCAGCACCTGGTCCCGAACCCGGTGGTTCTGTGATTCAATTGGGTGCTGGTAACGAGTTTAACGCTCAAGCAATCGTGGACGCTTTCTTTGAAGCTGCTTCGATCCTTGATGAGAAGAACGTGCCTAGCTCTGGTCGTACCGCTGTGCTGTCTCCTCGTCAGTACTACGCTCTGGTCTCTCAGGTTGATACCAACATCCTGAACCGTGACTACGGCAATACTCAGGGCAACCTGAACAGTGGTGAAGGTCTCTATGAGATCGCTGGTATCTCCATCCGTCGCTCCAACAACCTGCCTTTCATGTCTGGCACTGTTGCTCGCGTTGATGGTGAGAACAACGATTACGGCGGCGACTTCTCTAATCACTGTGGTCTGATCTACCAACGTGATGCCGCTGGTGTTGTCGAAGCTATTGGTCCTTCTGTCCAAACTACTGGTGGTGATGTGAAGGCTATGTACCAAGGTGATCTGATCATCGGTCGCCTGGCTATGGGTGCTGATTGGCTGAACCCTGCTGCTGCTATTGAACTGCAAGCTGCTTGATAAATCATAGCTTATAACATTACTTCTGGTTAATTATTATGGCTAATCCTACAATTGCTGCTGGTAATAACGGTGTTGCTGGAACTACTTCTGCACTTCCTGCCGCTGCTCTTACTGGTACTCTTCCTAATGCTGCTACTGATGGTACAGCTGGAAATACAACCGCTCTGCGTTTCTCAGTCTCTAAGACTGGCGGAGCTGTAAGCACTGTGTATTCTGAGACACAAGGTCTCCGTTTCGCTTATGCTGCTGTTGAGGCTGACTCTCCTGCAGTCACCCGCACCTGATTTATACATGGGGATCTTAACAGGTCCCCCTTTCCCTTTTGCTATTATGAATACAACCGTTCAATCTGAGACCGAACTCTCCAGTGTAAACTCAATTCTTATGGCAATTGGGCAAGCACCTATCACTCGCATTTATGAAAAAAAAGTATATCAAAATCCCAATGTAAGTGAAGAATTAATCTACATTAATCCTGAAGTTTCTATTATTCACAAAATACTATTGGAAGTTAGTACTGATGTTCAGAACGAGGGTTGGGTGTGGAATAGAGAAAACAATTATCCCCTCACACCTGATGCTGATGGACATATCGATGTCCCTAACAATATCCTACGTATGGATGTGTACGAAAATGATATTTACCGAACTACTGATCTTGTCAAGAGAGAGGGAAAGTTGTATGATAAATTAAATCATACCTACACATTTCCATTTGATAAATCTATTTATTTTAACATTGTGTGGCAGTTTAATTACGAAGATATCCCTTCTGTATTTAAACGGTACATCACTCTCCGTGCTAGTGGTCGTGCTGCTGCACAGCTGGTTACCAACCCACAACTAGTACAACTTCTAGGAACACAAGAGGCACAAGCTCGTGCTGCATGTATGGAGTATGAGTGTAACCAAGGTGATCATACTTTCTTTGGAACACCTAGTAATAGCATCTACCGCTCTTATCAACCTTACAGGACACTTGCACGATGACTGCTGTATCACAATCATACCCTAACTATCTGGGTGGTTTGAATGAACAGCCAGATGAATTAAAGAAACCAGGACAACTGGTAGAAGCTCTGAATGTTATCCCTGACCCTACTGTAGGTCTCAGCCGTAGACCTGGTTTTAAACTTATTGAACAGTCTCTAGTAGATAACACAGAAAATAATATAAACCCTGACCCAGAAGGTACATGGTTTGAAGTTGAGTATAGCAATAACGTTAATCAAGACTTTATTTATTTCGGTAATGTAAGGCAAGATGGTGTCGTTGTTATTTATAATCAAGATGGTGTTAAACAAGCAGTCAGGTATACAGAGCAGAATCGCTCAATACCTCCACATAAAAATTATGAATACGACGATAATAAGCTGAAAGTTACTGATGATAATGGCGACTTAATCGATATTTATGAGGTAGAGGATGGGTTTAATGCAGCGACTGGTCTGCCTGAAACTAAGAATGGTTATTTTAAACATGACGTAAACGAGCCACTTAAATACTGTGTTAGTAAAAACCATATTATTTTTGCTAATCCAAGGGAGACACCAACACTATCTAAAGGTCAAACAGCTGGTACTGATGATAAGACTAGGTATTATAGTTTCATCAATCTCAAGGTAATTGATAACCTTAGCTACCAGTACGTCTTTAGACTATTTGGTGCAGCCAATAATATCGATACCTATAGATACATCACAGATATTGAAGCTATTCAAATTGATGACGTTCTTGGTGACTACGATACAGATCTACAGCTACCTCTTCAAGTCCACGGACCTTATTCATTTACTTTAAGTGACCCTAATAACAGTACCATTACAGAAGATGCTGAAGTAAGAGTAACTTTTACCGGTCAAGTTGTTCAGTTACAAAGTAACACCGGAGGATACAGAAATGAAGCCCGTTATACTTGGAATACGGAGATTATTACACCTGGTAAGGGTTACAGAAAAGGTGATCGGTTTACGATTCAACTGTCTGCAGACGACATTTATGGAGGACCTGGAAACGCACCAGCGGGGGCACAACCTCTAGACTTTGTGTTTGAAGTTGGTGACGTAAATACAACTACAGGTGTTGCAAATACCAATATTAATCCTTCCACCCATTCTTCAAGTTCTGCCTCAGAAATTTTAGAGGGATTAGCTGATCAATTTAGACTACAAACTCAAATTCCATTTGATAAAGTAATTGTTGTTGGAAACGGTCTTTACCTAGAAAGTGATCAAGAATTTTCTGTAAGTACGGATGAAATTGGTGTAGCAGATGTGATGAATTCACAGAAACTACAATCCACTGAACGACAGGTATCATTTGACGGTGGTGTGACTACATTTGATTTAAAAAATCCCGAAGATGATATTGTACCTATTGTCCGTGTTAACACTGTAGCAGAGCTCCCACTTGAATGTTATAACGGTTTTGTTGTTGAAGTAATTAATTCATTCAATAATCAAAATAATTACTACTTACAATATAAATCAGAGAGTGATTTATCTGGTAATACTACTGTAAGTAATAACCATACTTCTGGTCCCATTGACATTACAAAATCTGATGGTTATTGGGAGGAGATTGCTAGACCTTTTGAAAGCAACAACCCACGTGATGGTACTCTACCTCACATGATCACTATTGCAAAAGAGGCTAATCAACAAAGGTTCGTCTTTGTTGTATCTCCTATCAGCTACAAGAAACGTACTGCAGGTACTTTCTTGGACAATCCCAGTATGTTTAGAGATCGGGATAGTATTACTGCTGTTAACTACTACAAAAATAGGTTATTCTTCTTTACTGATGCTGGTTCTGTTATCAGTAGTAGAGCAGGTGAAATAGACAACCTATTTTTAAACACAGCTATAGATGTCAGTCTTACTGATCCTATTGATGTTATAGCAAATAGTAATCAAAGAGTACCTATCTTTGGTTCAGCTGTTGTCAACAATGGTATGGTATTGTTTGGTAATACTGAGCAATACATGTTAACTACTAACTCTGATATTCTAACATCAAGTACAGCAAACATTACTAAAGTCTCTAATTATACATACAGTAAATTTTCTACTCCTATTTACCTCGGCGCTAACATTGGATTTGTTAGCAGTGGTTTGACTAGGTTTTATGAAATGACTAACCTGTATGAGCGTGGTCCTGTTGATATTAATGAAAGATCTCAACAAGTTCAATCTACGTTTGGTAACGGATTTAATATGCCTGCCTCATCTCGTGAACAGTCAATGGTCTTAGTTTATAAACAAGGGGCTGTTGATAAAAACATGATGATCTATAGATTTAGACAGGAAAGTAGTCAAGAATCTAGTCAGACTGCATGGGTCAAATGGGATGTTGATGCTCCTGTTGCTTTTGCCAGTTTACCGCAAGATTATGTATATTTATTTATAACTGATACAGAACCTGATCCTGCGAATAATCAAGGTTGTAAAATCTACAGAATGGATTCAACCAGCCTTTCTGGCATACCTGCTAGTGCAAATAGTATACCATCAGTACCTAAGTTTACAGATGGTTATACAGATACTGTTGATGGAACCCCGTTTAAAACAGAAATTGTTTTCCCAACTATTTACCCACGGAATGGGGAAGTACAAGACATTACATCTAACACTACGATCCACCGTATTAAGCTAAGCACAGCTGCTATTGGTACGTATAACCTGGAGATCAAACGTGACGGTTATGACACGTATGACTTGTTAGTGGAACAAACACCTGCTGATGATGATGGATTTGTAGCAAGTTCTCCACCAGACATAGGGGGTGTAACACTTACCATTCCCCCATTACGTGGTGAGCATATTGAAATTGTACCCATCTATACTAGAAACAAAAATCTAACAATAACCATGTCTACCGAGTACGATGCACCATTGACACTACGTTCAATGACGTGGGATGGAGACTGGAATCCACCATATTATAAACGTGTCTAATTACATCAATCCTATTACATTAGAGACATCGTATTATATTGCTAAGAACTTACTCGAGGAGGACCGTAGAGAGGTTGTAGAGGGGCATGGGGTAGAACCTATCATTGCTATCCCTCTCGGCTCTCTACGGGGCTTCTGCGTATCATTCACAGTACCTGACGGCAGGATTGCCGGACTAGCTGGGATAGAAGAGGACGGACGTATCTGGATGCTATGTACCCCTGCTATTCTTGACTTCCCGCTCACCTTTGCAAGGGAAGCAAAACGCTTTATTGACAGTAGAACGGAACGTGTACTGTGGAACTATGTTGACAAACGCAACACGGTTCACATTAAACTATTAAAATTCCTTGGGTTCCAACTCCTAGAAGAGGTACCCTTTGGACCCAATCAATTACCCTTTATTAGATTTGAAAGATGGAACCAATCACAGCCTTGATGATAGGCTCTTCTGTAGCTAAGGGAGCATCTGGTATTTTTGGATCTATCGCTGGTCACAATGATGCCGTAGCACAAGCTCGGGCGCGCAACCAAGCGATGATGGATGAATATGAGCAGCGCCTCAAAATCCGTGACAAAAAATACAAAGATGTCCAACAGATCTATGCTACCAAGTTAGGTCAGTATGATCGGGAGATGACAGCAGCAGACCGTGCTGCAGCTCGTGCTTATGGTATCGAACAATACAATCAATCTCAACGTCTTAAGCAGGCTGCCTTCCAAGGTCTCAGACTTGACCGTGCTTTAGCTCAAGCCGGTGGTGCCGCAGCAGCAGCTGGTAAGAGTGGTCGTAGTGCTCAACGTCTTGACCAGAGTGTTGAAAGTGCATTCATCAGGAATCAGAATATGATTGCTCAGAACCTGTTGACTGCTGAGGAGACTCGTAGTTTCCGTGAACTTGGTATTCAAGATCGTCTTCAGTCACAGCGTAACCGTGCTTATAGTCAGGTTGCTATTGCTCCCACTAAACCCCTACCGTTGCTTGAACCTACTCAACTGTCTGGACCTAGCACAACAGGTCGTAACCTTGGTATTCTTAATGCTGGTCTTGGCATGGTACAGGGTATTGCCGGTGCCTTTGCTCCAGCAAGTGGTGACACGGGTGGTGGTGACACAGGTCTTGACTACGATAATGTGCCTGCACCTCTGACCTCAGGAATGAACTTCTTTGACTAAACTATGGAAATCCCAGAAATTCAATACCAACTTGGACAGGTCTCTTCTAATGTAGCACCTGTTGAACAGGTTGATGTCACACAAGGTTTGAGTGAAAACCAAGCCCGCACCGCTCAACAGATGCAAGCTAACCTTGCACAGATGCAAAGGAATGCTGGTATCCAACTTCAAAATGTTAGAGACCAGGCGTTTCCTGTAGAGGAACTGGCTAAGTTCAGCGAGACTGCAGCCAAGATTATGGATGAAAAGGTTGAGACTATGAAGTCTAACCTGGAAGCAGAGATGACAATGCTTGCTTACCAAGATGGTGTGCCTGCTAACAAAGAGTTTGATGCTCAAGAGAAGGAACTAGAAGAAGGTTACAAAGAGTTTAACAGCAGAGCCAATAAGTATCAGGCAGAGACTGGTGATGCTGAAGGTGCTGAACGTATCCGTAACTTGTCTGGCTGGAAGAAGTATTACTATAACAAAGCTATTGTCCAACAGGCTGGTAACAACTTCAGTGCTTTCCTTAATGAGAATGCAGGTAGGGCTGTTTCAATTAACGGTGAGATGGTCAGTCTTAAATCAGCTAATGCTGAACAACGTGCTGCTGTTGTAGCATACCTGTCATCTGAATACATGCAACCTTACCAAGGGATGAATAAATCATTCCTGGCTAAGTACATGTTCCCGTCTATGCAGAAGGGTCAAGCCTCTACGCTTGCTGCTCTGTCTGCTGAACGTCAGAAACTCATCAAAGCAAACCAAGAGGATGAAGCTGGTGTCATCTTTAGGAATAACCCTACCGCTGAAGGTGCTCAACAATACCGTGAGACACTGACTGCTCTTGGTTATACTAATCAAGAGATTAGAGCTAAGATGCTTTCGGGTGCTAACACAGTTGCTGATGTTGAAGCCATTGGTAATATTGAGTTTGGTGGTAATGGTAAGACCTTTGCTGAGAACTACGGTAAAGAATACAACGAAGCTCTTAATACTGCTGTGTCTCGTCAAGATGATGGAGTACAGCGTCAGCTCACTGTGATGAAACAAGCTGATCAAGCTGCTCTATTGGAATACGAGAAAGCAAAAGCAAATGATGTTAGAGATGGTTCCTTTGATGCATCCCCTGCCCGTCTAGCAGAGATGGCTGATCAAGCTGAACTGGCTGGTCATACCGATACTGCTGCAAAGATTAGAGGAGACATCGCACAAACTGCTGCTGCTAAATCTAGCACTGCTATCCGTAAAGGTTATGAACTGCAGATTCAAGCTGGTGTTGTCCCTTCTGAAGAAGAGATCTTAATGAACCCTTCTCTTACGCAAGATGATAAAGCAGCATTGCTTGGTAAGGCACAGGAGAATGCTGGCAAGGCGGAACCTGCCGCTCCTCGTGCTAAGAGTAACAAGAAAGAAATTGAAGCTGACCTTGAAGCTCGTGCTGGATGGACTAAGGACAAAGCTGCTGACGCCTCTATTGAGGGTATGAAGTTTAAGGCATGGCAAGAATACACGGAGGTTTACAACAATGAATTGCAAAGTGGAGCGTCTCCAGATGTCGCAGCTCAAAGAGCAATGGCTGATTTTAGGAGCAAGTTTGGTACTGATCCTGGGAAAGGTACATATGCTGTCGGAATCGATCCTAGCAAGCCTGGTGCTTTAGGATCCTATATCAACTATGACCGTACTGCGGCAGCCAGTGCAACCACGTCACCTTCTCAACAGGTGTTCTCTAACATCAAACAGATGTCACCTGAGCAGCGTAATAATTACCTGAACAATCAACCTGACTTGTTCTATGGTGAAGAACAGATCCTGACCAAGCTTCAGGAAGACGCTACTACAACGGGTAAACTGGGTGCTATCCCTCCTGTCTACTATGAACTACAGCAGAAGACTGGTGGTCGAGTTAGTATTCTTGACATGGTTAAACAACGCCTTAAGGCTAACGGTCTACCACCACTACCTGAAGGTGTGACCGCTGTAGTCAGTGAGGTACAGGGTGCTTTTGATGAAGAATCTTACAAGTTTATTAACTATAAGCCTAATGCTACTAGGACCGACATCGGTCTCATTAGTAGTGGAGTTGATCCAATCTACGCCGGGAAAGTCCCAGCGGCAGTAGCAGATGATGAAGAGTTCCAAACTGCTGTGACTAATACTGCAGGACGCCTTGGTATTCCTGAAGAACACTTGTATGCTGCCATGAGTTTTGAAACTGGCGGTACATTTAACCCAGCTATTACCAATGCTGCAGGATCTGGAGCTACTGGTTTAATCCAGTTTATGCCATCTACTGCAAAAGGTCTAGGCACTTCTACGGAAGAACTAGCTGGTATGTCCAGATCACGCCAGATGCAATACGTTGAAAAGTATCTGAGCAATAAAGGTATCGGACCTGACTCCAGTCTCGATGATATTTACATGGCTATCCTATTCCCTGCTGCTGTAGGTAAAGGTGATGACTATGTGCTCTTTGGTCAGGGTGCTATGAGTGGATACACTGGTAGAGCTTATGACCAGAACAGAGGTCTTGATAAAAATGGTGATGGTTCTATTACTAAAAAAGAAGCTGCCCAAAAAATTATTGACCATAGAAATTCAATGTCTCCATGGCGTAAACCAACTAATGTTAGACCCGGATTATAATGAACGATCCTATACAGTTTGATTTCTCTACCTATGATGAACGCGAAAAGCGTGAACAAGAAGAGCAAACGATTCGTGAAGCTACGGCGGCACGTGAAGCAATGGAAGCACAGGAGGAGACTGCTACGGCAGCTCCTGAACCTGCTGCAAAAGAAACAGAACAGAAAGAAGAACCAGAAGAAAAGACTGGTGTCTTGGCTAACCTCGATAAATTTGTCGAGGAGGAAACCTCAAGATTTGAGAGCCAGCGTGAGGAAGGCTTCACTACAGATAACATGTCTGGTCGTCAGCGTGTTGTTGCTGGTACCATTGATACCATCATGGACCTCACCTCTAAGTTTATCCCTGGTATGCAGAAACCTGCTGATTGGTGGGATGAAGTTAGCGGACGTAAGGCACCATCAGATCCTCTGAAGAAAGCAGAGCGCGACATCGCTGCTATCATTGGTCCTATGTTTATTGGCGGTGGTGTGATTGGAGCTGGTACTAAAGCTGCAGGTCTCGCCGGTAAAACCAAGTTGATGACTGATGCTACCCTTAACCTGGGTCTCGATGCACTCATCACTGGCACGTCTGACACCACGAGTGAAGCAGGTAACCTGAGTAGCCTGTTGGAAACTCAACTACAGAAGATCCTTCCTAATGCTACTATCCCTCTAGCATCCCGTGATAGTGATTCACCTGATACTATCTACGATAAGAACTTTATCGAGAGTATGTTACTTGGTGGTCTTGATCCTATCATTACTGGTGTCACTGCTGCTAGAGCTGGTAATAAGATTGTAGCCAAAAATGATGTAGCACAAGCTATTGTAGATACAATCCCGGAGAAACCTAGCACTATTCAAGATGCTATTACACGTAACCGTGCTAAGAAACGGGATGAACAACTGAAGATTGGTAGGCGTGTTCTTGACGCTGACCCTGAAGGTGTCAATGGTTATAATGCATTCGTCAATGAACCTGCTGAAGCCTCTGCACGTACCACTCTAGATGAGACTGGTAATACTGTTGAGTTCATGGCAGACCAGGCACGAATCCAGAATAACGTTGGTACATTGAATGGTCGTGCAAGACCTCTGCTTGATAATGACACACAGGAGTTGTTGTCTAGAGCTGATAGTGCTACCCGTGCTAAAGCCATGAAAAAGGTAGCAGAAGAACTCGGTTCTAAGTTTGAATTGACTGTTGGTGGCAATAAACTAAATGCTAAACAAGTAACTGAAGCTGTCAACAATCTCTATGATGCTGCTATTGCTCCTATTGGTAAGTCTTTTGATGATGCTGTTAAAGGGTTTCGAGATCTAGAACTTAGTGTTGGTACTATGACTGACACTGTGTCAGGTCGTGGAGGTCGGCAGATCATGGGTAAGACCATTGATCGCTTGGTTAATGCACTCAGTCCTCAGACACAACGTGCTTCTGCTGCTGTACAAACACAGACTGCTGCTGGTGTCTCTGACCTTGCAAGAGCGGCTGACCTGGATGAACCTGTTGTAGACACCTCACGCCTGCAGGAGCTTATGATGCCACGCCTACGGGTGCTGCTCAAAGAACAAGCTACCTCACAGGTTGCAGAGTCTATGTCTACGACGCTTCAAAAGAAGCTTGCTAAACAAACTGAGACTATTGAAGGTACATTGGAGCTAGATGATAAGTACTTCAATGATATGTTTGATGTCTACACACAAGCTGTAGAGGAGAAAGCACAACTCATTGATGACTTTGTTGATGAGCTAGCTGCAATGGCTAAAGAGAACCCATCGTACTTGCGTCCTGTCTATCGACTGTATGCAAAGACAAACGGTGAAGTTGATAGCATGTATAAGCTGAATCAGTACCTGAGCAACAAGCTCGGAATCCTGCGTAAAGCTGGTGTTGACCGGAACCCTGAAGTTCCATCTCTTATTCTTAAAGAGATGCAAGCCACACGTACGGCTAACATGATTAATGGTACTGCCCCTGCTACGGCATGGATTGGTAACTTAAGTGCAATGGCTTTGCGTCCTCTGACTACACTGGCTGGTTCTGTTCCTATTGGTGTTGCTACGGGTGACTGGAAGAACTTGCAGAGGTCACTGGTTGCGTTCGGTCAGGTGCAAGAAACCCTTCGCCGTGCTAGTAAGATGGCACGAGATGAGTGGAAGTTTGTCAACTCTAACCCTGAAGCTGCAATGGCACGAGGTAGAGCTGACTATGACTTTACTGATGCTAATACTGATGCTGCTAAAACTCTTGCTGATTACAAAGAGATGGAAGAGTTGTCTGAGACATTCAGTCCTGGACGTAAAGCATTGTGGAACATGACCAAAGGTCTTGATAAGTGGAACAAGCAGACCTTTAACCGTTGGGGTGTTAACGCTATGTATAGTGCTGACGGTTTCGTCAAGTCTATGATGGCATCGATGAACTCACGGTTCCAAGCTTATGACAAAGCTGTGTCCGCTACTAATGGTGTGCTGGATAAAGCCAAGTTTATTGAGCTTGAGAAAGGATTCTACGACGAAGCATTTGATGCTGATGGTGTGATCAAAGAGGGTTACGCCAAGTTTGCCAGTGAAGAGATTGCTCTTAATGCTGACAATAAACTGATAGCTGATCTTGAGAATGCTATGGACCGGTTCCCGATCATGAAGTCTATCTTTATGTTCCCACGAACTAAAGCTAATGCCATCTCTGTTGTTCAAACGTTCGATCCTACTGGTGCTACGGCATTGTGGTCTGATAAGTCTTGGCAGACACTAACCGCTAATGCTGGTGACCAACGTGCTGTCAATGAAATCCTTGAGATGCATGGTATGAAAGGTGGTAGTATGGATGACTTCCGAATGCTGCAGTCTGAGTACCTTGGACGCAAGATGATGACTAGCGGTGTTATTGCTACTGGTGCTATGATTACCGTTGGTGGTAATATGACTGGCAGTGGTGCATGGATGTCTCCTGCTGAGAAACAACGTGCTATTCAAGGTGGTTGGAAACCATACACCCTCTATGGTAAATCCTACGAGAAAGCTCCTGACTGGATGAAGCTCGCCTTGTCTTTGACATCTGATATTACTATGGCACACTTTGGTCCTGATGCTAAAGCAGCTGAGGATTGGTTTGCTGCTATGCGTGATGTACTTGCTGCTAACGTAACTAATGAGATGTTTGGCTCAGAAGTTGAAAGCCTGTCTGAACTGCTGAACATGGGACCTGCACAAATCCCGCGCTACCTGTCTGGACTGGTTGATACTATGATCCCTGGTGCTGGTGTACGTAGTGCTCTTAATGACGTACTTGTACCCCAACTGATGGACTTAGAAAATAACTTCCAATCTTATCTTGCTAACCGTAACCGTTGGATCACCCATCCTCTCCTGGAGGAAGCTGTTGACCCATTTACTGGTGGACAGATTAACGGTGCTAAGTATCCTTTGGAACGATTTATTGGTCGTATGCTACCCTTCTGGGAATCAGCAGGTGGTGATGAAGACTGGCGTAAGTGGATGATGTCTACTGGCTGGACTGGTTTGTCTAAACCTATGGTTAACCCTGTCTCTGGTGAGAAACTAGGACCTAATGAGCGTCAATGGATTAACCGTTGGATTGGTGAGAACAGAGACTGGGATAAGGATATGGAGCGTGTGATGAAAATGGATGATGGTCAAATGATGAAGGACCTGCGCCGACTTGGTGGTAAACGTGCCTTACTTGACCTTGGTGATACTAAGGTTCATACCTTACTTGACTTGTATAAGAAAAAACATTTTGATGATGCTTGGACTGCCTACGTCTATTCACACCCTGAGGTCATCGATCAAAGTAGAATTAAGGCACTACAAAAACAGCAAACATACCAAGGTGACTACGGCGCTGCTGTCGAAGCTGCCGAAGTACTACAAATGTATAAATAACCATGGCAATTTCTATCAATCAAAACTGTGACGCCTCTAGAAAAGAATATCTAGGTAATGGCGTTGGTAGAGATTTTTTAATTGATTTTGAGTATTACGAACGAAGTGACATTGGAGTTGCTAACTGGAACACAGTCACACTTAATTGGGATGCAGTTCCAAGTGCAAACAATTGGTTCTTCTTAAATGATCAAAATATTAGATTCAACACTGCTCCAGCATATAATCAAAAATTTATAATTTATCGGCACACCGATGTTGACAGTTTACCTGCTGAATTTACACCAGGAACTCCAATTAAAGCTGCTGAACTTAATACCAATTTTGACGTTCTTAGATATGCTGTTGAAGAACTCAGGTGTACTGATCAGGTAGGTACTGGATCTAGTATTCTAGATACTATTAAAACCGTACAACAAGTTGATGGCTCTGTTGCAAGTCAAAACTTACTCGATGATAACACTGTCTTCACTTCTGCAGCTGTTGCTGCTAGACATGATAATATTGTTAGTGATACTAAACCTACAGTAGTTCCTGTTGAACAACCTGGTAAGATCTGGAATGACACTGATAGTTTAGTTGATTATTTCTGGGATCCAGATGGTCAAGTTTGGGTAAGTTTTACAAAATCAGGTCCTCCCGGAGCTGTAGGTAATTATGGTCCGCCAGGTAAAGTTATCTGCAGCGACACACCTCCTATTCAATACCCTGCTTTAACAGGTAACACCGCTCGACCGTTAGAAAGCGGTGACCTTTGGTTTGATACAGCAAATGCATTGTTGTACATTTATTACGTAGATAGCGTTAGCTCCCAATGGGTTACAATTAGTAAGACCCCTAACGTCTCTACTAAAGCTGATATCGATTCACCTACGTTTACAGGAACACCATCTGCTCCTACTGCAACAACAGGTACTAGCACTACTCAAATTGCTACAACTGAGTTTGTTTCAAATTCTGTCGCTGTCAATGTTAGCAATATTGCAACTAATACTTCTAATATTGCAACTAATACTTCTAATATTGCTACTAACACTAGTAACATTGCCACCAACACAAGTGATATCGCAACTAATACCAGCGATATTGCCACTAACACAAGTGATATCGCAACTAATACCAGCGATATTGCTACCAAGATGCCAATTGCTGGTGGCACCTTTACTGGTCTAGTTACGTTATCTGGTGCACCTACTGCGAATCTTCATGCTGCAACTAAGCAGTATGTTGATGACAATACTGGTGGTGGTCTTCAAAGCAGTGATATTGGTGTTACTGTTCAAGCATACGACGCTGACAACGCTGTCACTGACGTTGCTCAAACTTTTACTGCTGCTCAGCGTGGTAACGTTTCATCAATTGCAAGTTCTGGTGGAACAATTACTTTTGATTTTACTACTTCTAACAACTTTCTTTGGACTCTTTCCGAGAACACTACAGCTGTAAATATCACGACTAATAGTCTAGTTGCTGGTCAATCAGGATCAATCTTTATTGCACAACCTTCCAGTGGTGGTCCTTATACCGTTGGTGGTTGGGTTTCTGAATTCTTGTTTTCTGGTGGTACTGCACCAACAATTACAGCTACTAACTCAAAAACTGATCGTATTGATTACGTTGTAAAATCATCAACTGAAATTCAAGTAGTCTGGACGGGTAACTATTGATATGGCAGTATTTAATAATATTCTAGCAGGTGCCGCCGGTCAAACTGGTGGCGCTGCTGCCGGTTACGAGATTGAACGCAGCTTGCGTTTCAACAGTGCTGACAGTGCCTACTTGTCCAGAAACGCGACTTCGACTATTTCAACTTGGACGATTGCATTATGGGTAAAGCGCAGCAAAATTGGCGGCGATTATATGTATCTTTTTTCTTATGTTGACCCTGCTGGTAGTAGTGGAGACGGGTTTTCATATGACACTAGTACTAACGTTTTGTACTGGAACGGATCTGGTGGCACGGAGTCTACCACCGCTGTTTATAGAGACCCGTCTGCTTGGTATCACATAGTTTTTAGCAATAATGCTGGCTCTTATACATTTTATGTAAACGGCGTATCAGTTAAAACTGGTTCCTCAGGCACCTCTATCGTGAGCGGTAGAGCTATGACTATTGGGAAATATGCCTATGGTGCCACCCCTTACTCTTTCGACGGCTACCTAGCCGACATACATTTCATCGACGGTCAAGCACTTGATCCGACTGACTTCGGTGAATTTGACGCCGACACTGGTGTTTGGAATCCGAAAGCATATTCTGGAACGTATGGCACGAATGGTTTCCATTTGCCGTTCGACAATAACAGCACCGCCGCCGCACTAGGGACGGACACTTCTGGAGCGGGGAACGACTGGACTGTAAATAACATTTCAGTCACACTGGGTTCGGATAATTACGTTCCGAACGTCACTACCTCTTCAAGCTGGTATGCAGGATACGAGGGGCTGAAGATGTTTGATGGGGATCTAGCCACCTCTGCCCAAACCGTTGGCGCAGGTAGCTACATAACCTGGACAGCATCCTCCTATTCTTTCACCGGAACCGTTGAATACTACCTTGGCGGCACAACGTATGTGCAACACGATGGGGTTACAGTGGCGACTGGATCGGCTTCGGGGTCTGCGTGGACTACAGGTGTATCTATTAACGGTGTTTCGAGTGTCACGTTTTACCGCGCTGGAAGTTCTCCTATTGTTGGGGCGGTTCGCTTAAACGGGACCATCCTTGTTGATTACCGAGCAGGAAGTGCTAATGACAGCCTCGTAGACTCCCCCACTAATGGCACGCAGACAGACACTGGTGTTGGTAATGA